GACTTGTATTTTCCTAATACTAATATCTTTGTTGAATTAAAAGGTAGATTTACTACCGCAGACAGAAAGAAACATTTGTATCTAAAAAGTACAGGTGATTATGATATTCGTTTTTGTTTTCAAAACTCTAAGGTTAAGATAAACAAAAACTCTAAGACTACTTATGCTGACTGGTGTAAGAAGTTTAAAATAAAATTTTGTGACAAGGAGATACCGAAAGGATGGATGACAAAATGATGGAAAGTGGAAAAGCATACATAGTATTTACACCTACAGGTATAGGTAAAACAAAGAAGATTGATATAGAGTTAATCAATTTAGCAGAAGGTGATAGACAAGTCATGGCTTTAGCACAAGGTGTTTGGTGGTTCGCTAAAAAAAATTCACCACTTGCAACTTATATAGGCATGAAAGAAATAGAAACAATGATGATACAGGATATGATAGATGATGAAAAAAAACATAACTAAAGAATACTTAGAGACAGCAGTTAAATTAATAACAGGACCAAGAGCAAATGATTATGGTGATAAGGTTATCAACCATGGTAACATTGCAAAACTTTGGTCAGCATATTTAGATGTTCCACTAACAGGACATGATGTTGCAATATGCATGACACTTTTAAAAATTGCTAGAGCAAAATTTGGTGACCCGAAACCAGATACTTATATAGACGCATCCGCCTATATGTCAATCGCAGGGGAATGTAAAGAAAGAGAAGGAAAAGAATGAAAGTAAAAATAGATTTAGAAAGAGATAATAATCTCACACCATTTGGTATTGCTACAGTACAAGACAGATACTTAGATAAGAATGAAACCTCACCGCAACATGCGTTTGCTCGGGCTTCTAAGTATGGTGCTACATACAGAGGTAAAACAGATTGGGATATGGCACAAAGATTATATGACTATGCTAGTAATTTATGGTTTGGTTTTTCATCACCAATACTTTCTAATGCAGGTACAAAAAAAGGATTACCTATTTCTTGTTTCTTAAATTATGTTCCAGATAGTAGAGGTGGTTTGTCATCACACTATGATGAAAACATTTGGTTAGCTAGTAATGGTGGTGGTATCGGTGGATACTGGGGTGATGTAAGAAGTGATGGTACTTCTACTTCTCATGGTTCTAAATCAACTGGGTCAATTCCTTTTATGAGAGTTGTTGATAGTCAGATGTTAGCATTCAACCAAGGTACAACAAGAAGAGGAAGTTATGCTTGTTACATGGACATATCACATCCAGAGATAGAAGAGTTTTTATTTATGCGTAAGTCTTCTGGTGGTGACGCAAATAGAAAATGTCTTAACCTTCATCATGGTATTAATATTACTGATGACTTTATGACTGCAGTAAATAAAAATATAGAATGGAAACTTATAGACCCGCATTCAAAAAAAGTAGCTAAGTCTATTAATGCTAGAGAATTATGGAGATTAATTTTAGAAACAAGACATGAAACTGGAGAACCTTATTTACATTTTGTAGATACTTCTAATAAAAGTTTGCCAGAGACACAGAAAAAATTAGGTCTAAGTGTTAAACAATCTAATCTTTGTAGTGAAATAACTTTACCAACAGATGAAGATAGAACAGCAGTATGTTGTTTATCAAGTGTCAACCTTGCTAAGTATGATGAATGGTCAACATCACCTACATTTATTCCAGACATGATACGAATGTTAGATAATGTTCTTGAACATTTTATTCAAGCAACATATGATTTCTCATATGATTACAAAGGTGATGTATTAGATATGAAAGTTAAAGAAGGTATGGAAGGATTTACTAAGGCAGGTTATAGTGCTTATAGAGAAAGAAGTTTAGGTCTAGGTGCTATGGGTTTTCATACTTACTTACAAAAATTAAATGTACCATTTGAAGGACCAATAGCTACAGGTCAAAACTTAAAAATGTTTAGACAGATAAAAGAGTTAGCTAATAAAACTTCAATGGAGTTAGCAGAAGAGAGAGGTGAAGCACCAGATATGGAAGGAACAGGAATGCGTAACGCACACTTGTTAGCTGTTGCACCTAATGCTACATCATCAATTATTTGTGGAGGTACTAGTCCTTCAATAGAACCAATAAGAGCAAATGTATTTATACATAAAACTTTAAATGGTTCATTCCAAGTAAGGAATAGACAACTTCACAATTTACTAAAACAAAAATGGAACAACTCGGAGGAACTACAGAAAGAATATGATAGTGATTACCAACAGTTCAAAGATAAAATCTGGAAAAGTATTAGTGAGAATACTGGTTCAGTAAAACACCTTGACTTTTTAACTGATTTAGAAAGGGATGTTTTTAAAACTGCAGATGAGATAGACCAGAATTGGATTATCGAACATGCATCTAAACGACAAGAATTTATTTGTCAAGCACAATCAGTTAACTTATTCTTTGTTGCACCAAGAGTACAAGCAAAACAAGAAGAGCATGATAATTTTTTAAGGTACACTAACAAGGTACATTATCAAGCTTGGAAAAAAGGATTGAAGAGTTTGTATTATCTACGAAGTAGAGAAGGTAAAAGTGCAGAGAATATTAATTTAAAAGTCAAGAGAGTTAAACTAGAACAAGAAGCAACAGAAGAGGAGTGTTTATCATGCGAAGCTTAAGTCCAGTTTTTGAAGAAAGAACTTATTACAAACCATTCGAGTACCCTTGGGCATTCGATTACTATACAATACAAAATCAATTACATTGGTTACCCGAAGATGTACCAATGCATGAAGATGTGAAAGATTGGAATCAAAAACTTTCACCATCAGAAAAAAATTTACTAACACAAATATTTAGATTGTTCACACAATCAGATGTAGATGTAGGTTCGGGTTACTATGAAAAGTATATACCTATGTTTAAAAAACCAGAGTTAAGAATGATGATGGGTTCGTTTGCCAACATGGAATCTATTCATCAACATGCTTATTCTTTATTGTTAGATACAGTAGGTATGCCAGAGTCAGAGTACAAAGCATTTGCTAAGTACGAAGAGATGTCAGCTAAACATGATTACATTCATCAATTTAAAACTGGTGAAGTTAAAACAAAGAAAGATTTAAAAGATGTAGCAAAAGCATTAGCAGTTTATTCTGGTTTCACAGAAGGACTACAATTGTTTTCTAGCTTTGCTATACTAATTAACTTTCAAAGATTTAATAAGATGAAGGGGATGTGTAAGATTGTTGACTACAGTATTCGTGATGAGTCTTTACATGTGGAAGGAATGACAAAAGTATTTCGTACTCTTATCAAAGAAAACTTAGAGATATGGACAGATGATTTTAAAAAAGAACTGTATGATATCTGTAGAGAAATGGTTGAACACGAGGATAAATTTATCGAGTTAGTGTTTGAGATGGGGGATGTTCAAGGACTTACCTTGGATGAAATGAAAAAATACAATAGATATATTGCTGATAGAAGATTACTACAGCTAGGTTTAAAACCTAACTTTGGTATTAGTGATAATCCTTTGACTTGGTGGGATGAAGTTATTGGAGTTGAACACCAAAACTTTTTTGAAGGTAGGGCTTCAGCATATACTAAAGCAAGTGTGAAGGGTAACTGGTCAAATGTCTTTGACGATACAGAATAAAATCATTTACGCAATCTTTAATTTTTGTGAAGAGTCATTGTATTCAATGGCAAAAGTATTTAACATAAGCTATGAGTTATTAAATATAATTATTTTTCTTGTAGCTTATCCTGTCTTAATACTTATTCTTCTTTTTATAATCCAGATGCAAAGGAAAAAAATATGGCAACTCCAAAAAGGGAAGCTACAATATTTTCGTATAAAGTAATATTAGATAACGAAGGAAAATTATTAACAGAAATCACGACACTTCCTGTTGATGATGAAGAGATTATGAAAGAAGCTTTCTCTCGTAGTCGAGAAGAGAGAGTGTTTTATACTTCTTTAGTTAAAGAAGCTAAAAGAAAACTTCTTCCTATACATGAATGGTTAGAAAAATATTGTCAAAATATTATCTAATTATTTTTTCCCGCCCCTAAATATCTGAGTACCTTTTATACCATAGATACTAGCCACAACAAGAATCCACAAATTAGTGAACCATGAAGGTAGCTGTTGGAACTGAACAAAAAATTCTTTTATCTTAGCAGCAGCTTCTGGGTCTTCGCTGAACACACCATACGCAATGACTAAAATTGGCAAAGTTAATACGACCAAAACGAACTCGTCTTTCCAGTCCGATTGTCTTGCTTCTAATAACTTACCTTGATAATCTATATCACCTTTAGCCATTTTCGCAGCATGATTATGTTGAGCATCTGCCATCATCATCTTTGTCTCTTGTCTTTTTTTAAAGATGTGAGTCCCTGCTTGGAGGGCAACCTTTGCTAAACTAAACCAAGCCATACTAAAATACTATAGCACCAAGTACGAAACCAACTACTGCACAAATAATGCAATGGTTATACTTGTTCCATACATCTTTTACTTTGTCTTTTATGTCTGGGAATGTCATCATTTTTTACTTACCTTTCCGCCTTTGTTATAAAGCTTTACATTTATTTTTGGAACACCTGCAAATTTCATTTTCTTTTTTGATGTACCTAAAAATTTTGATTGGAAACTTTTCCAAAAATTATCAGTAGTCTTAGGAGTCTTTATCATTTAGAAACCTTTCCACCTTTTTTAAATACTTTTATTACTACTTCATCTGGACCTTCAATTTTAAAAGGTACTGGTTTAGAATTTTTTATTTCTTTTAATGTGTTTTTAAAAGATTGAAAGAAACTATTTTTTGTTTCTGACTCTTTCATCTCTCGTGCAGGTACATTGATATGTCCTTTTACATGTGCCATAGTTTCTCCTGTTGTTAGTATTAATATTAATAATATAATTTTCATTTTAATAGGGGGCTTTAACACCCCCTACCTTTTATTTTATTTTAATTGTTCTAGGTTTCTTTTCTTCTGGTAGATTTAATTTCATATCTACAGTCAGAACTCCATCCTTTAGTTGTGCATCTTTAACTTCAAGATGTTCAGCTAATGTCCATTGTCTTTTGAATGCTCTTCTAGCTATTCCTTTATGAACAAAACTATCATCTTCTTTATCAACAGCTTTACCAGAAACAGTTAATGTATTGTCATTGACTTCAACAATTACATCTTCTTTCTTAAATCCTGCTAATGCCATATCAAGTTGGTACTTATCTTTTCCAACTTTTTTTATATTATATGGTGGATAGTTTGGTGTCTCATATTTAGACAATGTAGATAGTTGGTCGAAAATATCATCAAATCCAACTGTCATGTTTTTAAATGGGTCAAAGACCCTAGTAGGTAGGTTTATCATAGTTGCTCCTTTTGTTAAGCGAGTTATTAAAAATACAGGATACTACCTATAGCTATCCCATACTCCTATATTATACACCTCAAACTAAATCTTGTCAACCTCTTTTTTTGTCAAGTAATCCGCCCTTTTTAAAGCTTTTCTTTATCTGAAAAGATGGACCTATATTACCATCATTGTAATCTACTCCTACTCCAACTTTGTATCCTGTATTACCTATATTAGTATATTTAGAAACATTACCACTTAAGATACTGTTATTT